ATCCGCTCAATCTCTGAGCTAATGCCTGCCAGGATCGCTTGATCAAGCTCGAACTGATAAGTAGTCGCGTTGTTCTGCAATGCATTCAGCGTAACGACGGTGTAGTTCTGTTCGCCCAGAATGCGCAGTACTTCCTTGCCGATAGCGTTAACGCGACGGTCGAAGTCCTTCACGAATCGCCGCTCGCGTACGTCCTGTCCTGACGGATCTGTGCTTGAGCGCGGGAGAATTGGGCTACCTGCCATACTTACCTCTAATTAGAAAAGGCCCGCTTTGGGCCTTTGATTATTGCACGGTTGCCGGATCTTCTGGCTCTGGCTCGATGTCAGGAAGCGGCTCAAGCTCAACGTCCGCTTCGTAGCCCGCTGATACTCGAATCTCGTCAACGTTAAACACTGGCTGACCCGAAGAGAGCATCTGCGCATTAATCTCCGACATGGTCTTAGCGTTCAGCAGCTTCTCGGCGTCCGTCGATTCGGTCAGCTCATCGAACATAACTTCAAAGTCTTCGCGACGCTCAATGACACCGTGATCCATCATCCACTCAACAACTAGGCGCGAATTAGGACCGACTTCATTAAGGCGACGACCCTGGCCGAACCGGTTGAACGCCTTGATGTCTTCGCTGCTTGCGAGTGTGCCAGTCTGACGGCCTACGATGATGGTAGATCCGACTCCGATACCTGCGCCTACCTCTTGCAGGTTGACTTCAAATGGACCTACAGGATCAGGTACGACAGACGTGATCGCGGTAACTGTGCCGTCTTGCGTGATGATCGCGGAGTCAATGCCACGGTTAAGACCATCCACCACGGAGTCGTATAGCGTCCCGATTTCTGATAGCTGCATTCCGTGAGCGCGGGCAATGCTCTGCAAATCAGCCTCTTTGCTAAATCCGACATGAATGGCACGAGCAGCAGCCTTGATGTATGCCTCGCCCGAACCGCCTGTAACTTTTTCAAGTGAGATCAATGCGTTCAGGATGGGCTCATATACCGACTCCGGCTCAGTAATCGAGCCGAACACGATAACGCGGTCAGGATGGATCTCTACTTGCCTAGTCGCCGCGCCGATAGCTTCCGAATGCTCCTTGAAGCTGAACATTGTCGGATTGCCGTAGTCAGCAGACTTCTCGTCGGTATTCCACGACGTAACGGTCAGAGAGCCGCGCCATGCAGGAATAAACTTTACGATGGCAGCCGCGCTCACTGTTTTCAGTGGTTGATTCCATTGCTTAGAATCGCGAACCTGAATAATCAGTCCAGCATAACCGCCGACCATTTTGCGCTTGTCAGTTTCCTTAATCGCGCTCCAGATAGCCTTCTTCTTGAATAGCCGCTTGACGTCCTTTTCCCACTGAGTCTCGTCGCGGGATTCGTCGAACTCGTCTTCACCCTCAATGATCCACGGGTTTGTCTGCCACGTCTTATTTAGGATCTGCATCAGTGCACCATGACCAACGCCATGACGCTTGTAGACTCGGTAGAACTCGCTAAAGCCCGGATTGTCAGGGAATCCGTATTCGCAATACGCTCTCTCGTGACGCTTCGTATCCAGCGCGCCAGTACCAAACGCAGCCAGCTGACGAGACGCAGCGATCTGCCGTTCAGCCAGGTTATTCAGCGCCATCATCAGCTCAGGTGGTGCATTGACAGTCATAAAATAGGGCCTCGTAAATTATCCCTATTTTAGCACTTGCTTGCGTGGCATGGATGGGCTAAGGTTTGCGTACTTTAAATTGAGGGTTGGACGGATGAAATTGGTTGAATTGTTGGCTAGGGATTTGGCTGAATGGGCGGATACGACAACGTGCTACGTGCAGGATCGTGACGGTACTGCATGGCCGTGCACGATCACGCCAAAATTTGATGGCAGTCAGTGGGGCGCTGATAACTTTATTGATCAAAGAGAGCAGGCCGAAATGATTGAGGGCGAGCTTTCGTCTGACTACGCAACCGCCATCGTAACCAATACCCAATGGCAAGCCGAGCTCGACTGTCAGAAGGGTGGCGAGTGGAAGCGGCATCGTGGTGGTAAGCAGCCGGTATTGAATGAGGTGTTTGTGGAATACAAGCTTCGCGATGGCGAAACCGGTTAGTGTCTAGCCAATCAATTGGACTGGTTTCACGACAAGAGCTGTCACGATGTTATGCAGTACAAGGTAATCAGCCAGCCACAAGCGGAGGAAGTAGAGGTGCGCAAATTTACTCAGGATCTCAATATGCATACGCCGCAAGGTGAATTCATTCGCGGCCAGATCAGCCTCAATGACGAGGTTATCTATCCTGCTGAAGCGCAATGGCAGCAATCATCCGGACCTCTAGCTTGGCGCGACACAATCATCCACTGCCAAGCCATCATCGAAGACTGCGAGCGCGAGATTCAGCGGAATGTTGATTTGCTCGATGCGGAAGGCCTGTATATGCAGCTCAACGCCAAGGTGGGGATGGCTTATGGTGAGACTGATGTTGATATGGGAGATTGGCGGAATTGGAAATATGGAGACTTGGTTGAATGTATCGCTACCGACTACCCAGGATTTATCTCTATAGGTACCAAGTACAAAATTACCGGGATCGACGATGAGGACATTTACTTTACAGACGACGACGGCGACACCGATATGACGTACCCGCATGATAAATTCAAGTGGCATAGTCGCCCGTAAACACTAACCATCCACCAAAGCCCTCCTAACCCGAGGGCTTTTTTGTGCGTGGTATCATGGATTATATCAAGCAGAATGGCGTCGTGAAATGAAAGTAATACTGAGAAAGGAAGCAAAGGAAGTCGGCCTGGTTCGCTACTACACGGGAAAGCCTTGTGTGCATGGGCACGTTGTAGAAAGACATGTATCTAGCGGCGGATGCATGGAGTGCTCAAGGATCAAAGCCAAGGCGTTTTCCGATGCCAGATACGGGGTAGATGAGGAGTACACAGCAAAGCTCTCCGAACGAAACAAGGCTTACCGTCAGACAGATAAGGCAAAAGCTAGAATTAGAGACAAGGTAAAGACTGATAAACACAGGGCTTATCGACGTGAGTATCTTGCGCTACCGCATATGAGGGCAAAAAAGCGAGCGTACGACAAGGCCAGACAGGCGACAGACGAATACAAAGAGTCGATCAGGAGCAAATACCGAGACGACAAGCATCACAGGATCGCGTGCATATTGCGATCAAGGCTTGTGGCATGCGTGCGTAAGGCCAAGATGAGCAAGGGTTCTGTTTCGGTCAGGGATATAAACATAGAAAAGCTAATGACTCGGATTGAGTTCAATTTCAAGCCAGGAATGACATGGGAGAATCACGGGGATTGGCATATCGATCACGTAAAACCGGTTGCCGCATTCATTGCTCAGGGCAAGGATCTATCCATGATCAATCTTCTCTGCAACCTACGCCCAGAGTGGAAGTCCGACAATATGTTAAAATCTTCCAAATTCAATGGCGTGATGTATCGCTATAAGTCCACCCAGAGTATTCGTAATGAAGAAGACAAGGGTTAACATCCTTACCGCGATCAACGCGGCATCGGTCAAGATCGAGCGCTCAGAGATTGATGGCGAGAAATACGCCATCATCAAGAACGTTTTGTGGATGACCGATGGTGTGGTGCTCAACGGCGGACTGTATGCCGCCGAAGACAACGAGAAGGGCTATCCGTCAATGGACGGACGCCTCATGCCATTCCGTCACCCAGAGGTAAACGGCGAGTACGTAGCTATCAGCCAACTAGATAGTGCTGACGTGGCGGTAGCCCTTGGTAAGCACTATGGTGGCGTACACGCGCAGAACGTGCGCAAGGCCGGCTCGGATTACTTCGTAGACGTAATGATCAATGAGCGCGTTGCTAATGCCCACGAAGACGGCGTTCTGCTTCTTAACTGGGCTGCCAAGGTTGAGTCTGGCGATAAACCAGATCCTATCCACATGTCTACTGGCTTGATGACTAATCGAGTACAGGCTAACGGCGAATCTCGCGGCAAGAAGTACACGTGGAAAGCACAATCCCAGCAGTATGACCACTTGGCGATCCTGTTTCACGAGAACGGTGCCGGTGGTGACGAGATCGCGATTGCCGTTAACTGCGAAATGGTCATTAACTCCAAGCTCGACGAGGTCAACGAAGACGCCCTAGACGATTCATACGGCGAAAAGCTTGCCATTCTGAGCGAGGCAGTCAAGGAGCGGTTTGCAACTTCGGATTCTTACGCATACGTGCAAGACTTCGATGATCGCTCGCTCGTGTATTGCACTCCAGAAGGCATGTATTCGATTGATTACCACTTTGAAGGTGATAACCCGATCCTTACTGGTGATGTGCGTACAGTAGTAGCGGAAACGTCATACAAGGTGAAAACTAACTCCATGATTGAGCACGTCCGAAGCGTGCTAAAATATTTCAGTACCAAAACTAAACAGCCAGTAGTGGCTAATGTGATCGAGGAAACATCCGATATGAAACCCGAAGAACTGCAAGCGGCGCTCGATGCGCAAGCTGACAAGTTGCAGGGCGCGTTCAACACTGCGCTTGCGGCTCTCGAAGCTAAGAACACCGAGGCGATGGCCTCTGTCAATGCCAAACTGAAAGAGTCTGCTGAAGCTGGCCTGAAAGATAAACGCGAAGCCGTGAGCAAAGTTCATGGCGAAGTAGTCGCTAACTCCCTGTCGCCTGAAGCGCTGGACGTGATGTTTGCAAGCGTACAGACCGCCGCTGGCATTGTGTCTGGAGCGCCAGTTACCAACTCCGAAGGCGAAAAGGTCACTGTAGATTCTCACTTCGGGAGCATTAAATAATGGCGACTCGTTATCATCGTGTTAACCAAGACGGTTCCAGCCTCGGCGCCTACCTCAACGGCGACACTCGTTGCGCAGTTCTGGCAGCCGCTAACTACGCCGGCTCGTTCGTGAAGCTGACTGCTGGCAAGTTCGCTGCTGCTGGCCTGGTTGATCCTGGCACCACTCAGCTATGGATTCTGGACGAACATAGCCTTACCGGTCAAGCGATTGACGCTCAGATTGCTTCGGGCGAAACCGCTACCGGTCACTACGTAACTGAAGGCCGCCTGTTTGCAGTTCGCTGCGCTGCCGGTGCTTACGTTGAAGGCGTTCGCGTCTACCTGACCGCCGCTGGCCTTGGCACCGTAACAGCAGGCACCGATGCCGTAGCTGTCGGTTACGCCAAAGAAACAGTAACCCTGGCAGGCGTAGATTACGTCCTCGTACAAGTCAAGTAAGGTCTAGATAATGATCATCACCGCAAATACTTTGCTCCAACACGAGAAGCTGCGCGAACATGCGCAGTACGTTCTCGATAACCGTGGCGCGTTCAACGCTCGCCAAGACAGCCTTCAGCGTGAATATGGCTCGTTCCAGTTCGCCGCTAACGCTGGCCTGCCTTCCGATTTCTGGCGTGCAGTGGATACCACCGTCGTGGAAGCTACCCGCGCCGCTGACGGTTACGAGATCCTCGAATACCTTCAGCCTGTGCAAGTGGTTCAGTCCATTGGCGCAACTGTTCGCCAGTACGTTACCAGCACCGACATCGCGGACGAAGTTGTCATCACCATGTCCGGCCATGGCAAACACGGCTTCGACCACACTGGTTACGAAACCGATGGCGATCCAGTTCCAATGTTCCGCTCTGGCTTCGGTGCTAACTGGCGCCATGTTGTAGGTCTGCGTGACGCCGGCCTGGATCTGATTCTGGACAGCCAGCGCGCCAAGCTGATCAAGCACAACAAGGCCCTCGTAAGCTATGCGCTTAACGGTTCGGCTGAGATTGTTGTTGATGGCAAGCCAGGTCAAGGCCTGAAGAACCACCGCAACACCGTCAAAATCGATCTGGACGCTTCCGGCGCCAACATCGATCTGACCACCGCAACCGCTGAACAGTGGGCCGCCTTCCTGACCACTGGTGCTTTCGGTACTTCCGTTCGCACCAACAAGGTCACTAAGGTTGATCGCATGTACGTCTCTTACGAGATCTACGGCAACCTGCTGAAGCCTTATGTCGTCAACGGCGCACTGGCCGGTACTTCGCTGACTGCAATCGGTCCTTGGCTGGCTGGTATGGAAGTCGTGCCTACCTACGCCCTGGTTGGTAACGAGTTCTTGGCGATCAGCCTGAGCAAGCAGTACGTTAGCCCAATCATCGCGATGGCTACCAACGTTACTCCGATCCCGCGTCAACTGCCGGAAGACAACTACAACTTCCGCATCCTGACCGGCATGGGCATGCAAGTTAAGAAAGATGGCGACGGTCACGCCGGTATCTTCTACGGTGCCAACTTCGCCTAACATCAGGTGATAAAATCAAGGGAGTCTTCGGGCTCCCTTTTTTATTTGGAGATTTGAATGAAATACGAAGTAGTTATTGCCTGGTATCCGGTCAAGGTTGGCGACATCATTGAGACAGACAAATTGCACGACGCAATCAAGCCTAACGTGCGCGCCATTGCCGAAGAGAAGCCGAAAGAGAAAGAAGTAGAGCAGCCTCGAAGGGGCCGCCCACCAAAGGATAAAGAGTAATGGCCAGATTCCGCGTCACATACCCAACGAACGGCCTTGAGGCTGGCGACATCGTAGAAGCTGACTCATGCCCGCAATGGCTTAGGGGTAAGTGTGTATCGCTGCCTGATGAGGCTGTGAAGGTGCTTGAGGTGGCGAGTCCTAAGCCAAAGGTAAAACGCAGGTAAAGAAAAAGCCCCGAATTATGGGGCTTTATTTTTAGATCAGAATCAGCAGAACTATGAGCCATAGCATGGGCGTATCCTCGTAGTGGTTGATCGTCCCAGTTAAGGGGTTGAGGTTGGCGGGGCTGGCTAGGCTTCAGCCTTCCATTTCTTCACGGCGGCGCGCTTGTCGGCTTCGCGAAGGTGGCTCCAGATGATCCCGTTCTTAACCATCCAGTCTTCAAAGCTGATTTTTGGTGAATTCATTTCGTTTTGCTCCCTGAGTAATTCTTTGCACTTCAAGCAAGTGACCATCGCCAAGTCACTGGTAGAGCTAATCGAGTTTGATCCGCAATGGCCTTTCATGTAGATAAGGCCATCGCGAGGATAATGAATTACAACTTTCACCGGCTGAAGTCGCAGCGATGATTGATGATCGCGTTGTCAGCGGCGTTAGCCTTTTCGCAGAGATCACGAACAACCTGCATTGCCGACTCCCATTCGGTGGTGCCGAAGGTCAGGGCGTTTACTGCTACGCGAGCTGCTTTCAGTGCTTTATCTGCGGCTTTGAAGTTGCTCATCTCGTCTTGCTCCGTTGTCTGTTTGTCTTGCTTGATTTGAAGATTAGACGCAAGCCACCAAGACGTCAAGAAAGAAATTTCATTATTTTCGGCGCGATCTCCTTGGCCTTAGTCACCAGGAACAAATGCCCGTCGTCAATGATGTGCATTTCCGCATTAGGAATTCGGTTGGCGATGAATCCCATGTTGACCAGCGGAATGATCGGATCGTCATTGCCAGCCAGAACGAGAGTCGGTTGCTTGATCTTGTGCAGCCAGAATGCGGATGACCACCACCAGACCGCCATGCCTTGGAGTTTGTAGCCAAGCTGCGATGTTGGCGCCTTCATTTTGTTGGCGTAACTAGCGCACAGGTCTGGATTATTCCGAAACGACCCGCCGTAAATCTCTGGAGCAATCGCAGCCATGTGCTCAGGGTTCGTATAGCGCTCAGGACTAGCCATCATCATCAGAACCTTCATCGACGGAGGAACCATCGTCACACCTGAAGAGGTAGCGGCCAGGATTAGTTTTGTGCAGCGCTTCGGATGATCATAGGCGAACTGTTGAGCAAGGAAGCCGCCCCATGAAACGCCGGCAACTGTTACCTCGTCGTAATCCAGCACATCAAGCATGCGGATAACGAGTCGTCCGAGGCTGCTGAAGGTGTAAGGCAACAGAGGCGCAGGAGATCCGCCAACGCCAGGAACATCGAACGCTATCACCTCAAGATCAGTATCAAGCGCGTCAACTAAAGGAAACACAAGCTCCAGTGATGCGCCGATACCGTTAAAAAACAGCAGCGGCGTAAGAGTTGACTTGCCTGGACGTACAGCCGTGCGGATTGTCTGTCCGTCGATAATGACTGTGCGATAAACGAATGGTGTTGTTTTTATTTCCGTTAAGCAGCTCATAGTCATTCCCTTGTGTGTCGGCAGGATTACAGGAAACTCAGTACGCGTTCGTATTCTGCTGTCATTCGGTCTGCTTCGGCTTGGGCTTCTTGTTCTGTGTCGAAGCTGCCGATAATCATTTCGCCGCTGGTTACGGTGAAGGTGTTGCGGGCTTTCTGTACAGTGAAGGTCATGTCGTTTTTCCTGTGGTTTTCTTGCGTGATTCGTAGGCTATTCCCTCGCAGATTCTACGTCAATAGAAATGGAAAACTATTTTCCGTGTGGTGACGGGCGGCTATCACGCGATGATAAAATTACCGTTAGGAAAATACCAAGGAGCTTTCCTGGTTCCATGGGAGCTCCTGTAGTATTTTCCGCTTGAAATGGAGCCATTCCGTAGCGCCATCAAAACCTCTTAATCCTGCCTTTCCGTATTTTTCATGGATTGTTCTTTCTATGTTTCTTGCGGCACCGCCTTGCACCTCGCACCAGCCAGCCACAGAAAACTCGAAAGGTGTTTTCTTTTTCAGCATGCCTATCCTCTGGTCTGTGTTGCCGGTTATTCCTATTTTCACGTATTTCGAGCAGTCAGATATTAGGCAGTACAGATACGCAGGCTTTCCAGGATTGAAGCCGTTGACAGCGCATTTTTGGCAGCCGCTGCCGGCATTTATCGTCTGGGCCACCTTTTGCGAAAATTCTCCATGCGTTTTGCATCTTAGTATCGCTACGTCCTGATACCTTGATTTCTTTCTTTCATCTTCCCATCTAACCAATTCGTGCCCGAGAGACATAAGCCTTACCTCGTCCTCTTGCCTGGTCCATCGGTGAGCCGCCGAGCATCTACAAGGAAGCTTTCCGTCTAAAAAATTACCATAATCCCTAATCCAAGACGAGCCGCATCCATGCATAGCGAACTCATCTTCTGCGCAAATGCTGCAATTAAGCATCCATTTCTTTGGTTTTTTCATCCTGGTAAAAGAAATGCTTGAACCGTATTTTCCGGTTTCAAAAAATCTTGATCTCATATTCTCCTCTGGGAGAGTCTGCCTTATCGCCATGTCCTCCAATACGCATCTAATGCAGCCATGCTTGCATTTCAGCCACTCCTTTGCCGTGGTCGTGGTTGAGTCCGGATGCCTTCCGCATCTAAGAATAACTGGTGTTAACTGCCCGATAAATTCTCCGAAAAACCCAATGAATTCACATTCGGCCTTAACCCTTGAGCATCTTACTGCCCATTGCTCCTTGCTGTAATTGCAGTTTTTTGAGCAGGCGCAGGGTAGAAATCCTTTAAGAACAGATGCCTTTTTTGTAGTCAGATAGTCAGGGAATAGTTCCTTGTCCGCATGGCAAATGCTACAAACCACGTCATAGTACGCATTCGAGTCTGCCTCTCTATCCGACCTTCCTGCGATGTACAGCCTGCCACCTTCGCTTGTATTGAAGTACTCGCCTACAAATCCGGCGTCGCCCCTGAATGTCTTTCTCGTCATGGTAAAATGTTCCTAATTACTGGAGCTGAAAATGCCGACTATCGACCAGATTAAGCAATATTATATAGCATCAGGAATCCCAGTGCCGCCCGACTTCATCATTCAGGCGTTTTTAGATACGGTTTCCGTAATCCAGCCGTGCCTGGACGGTGCAGGCTATCCGGCGTCAACCCAATTACTGATTTACCTGTATGCGCTGGGAATGACTGGGTTCGTCTCTGGCGACAAGTACATCTCAAGCCAAAGCGCCCCTTCAGGTGCGTCCCAGTCTTTCCGCTACAAGTCATTCACTGACGGCTACCGCTCTCTGCGCTCGCTTTTGAATGCGCTCGACACTAGCGGGTGCACTGATTCCGTTATCCCTCCTGAGCCTGGCGCATCTGCCGGCCTATGGGTATCCACTGGCGGGAAGTGCTGCTAATGGCCTTCATGTCCGCGTGGTACATGATCGACACCGCAACGATCTACCCAAGGCTCGCGGAAGACGATTGGGGCGGCGCAGTAACATACGGAACGCCGTACACCATCCTTTGCGGCCACGAAGGCGTATCACGGCAATCACGCGACACTGAAGGCGCGGAGTTCGTAACGCGTGACATCTACTACACGGGCGACACTCGGCCAGCTTACCTAGACCGCATAGCATATGGCGACACTACCGCACAGGCATGGGATACGGTATCAGCCGAAGAGATTCGCAAGATCGCTCGCCATGGCATGTCCGCGTTTAGCTACGAAGACGAGTACGAGCTGGAGACTGTCTGATGCCGGTTAAGGGGTTGAAGGAGGTTCGGCAGCAACTGCGAAGAGTGTTCGGCGACATCAAGGGACCGAAAGCGGAGAAGACTCTAACAGAAG